CAGTTCGCTGATGTGCGAGTCGATGTTGATGGCCCGGATCGCCGGATACTGCGGATCGCCTTTGGTCCGCGCCCAGACCTTGAACGGGTAAATCTCGTCGATCTTCTCGCCGGTCGCCAGCAGGTCGACGAACGCCTCGATCTGCGGCCCTGCGGTGATCGCCGCGTTGTCCAGCGTGGCCCGTGTCGCGGCGTTGATCATCTCCTGATCGCCGCGCATGATCGTCGCAATACCCTCACCAAAGATCGATGTTTCGTCTTTGTCGAAGTAATACAGGTGGTAGGGCCAGTCCTGACCCTCCATCGGCTGCAGCACGGCCTTGATCGGTTCGCCGTTCGGGAACATCAAGACATTGCCGAAGTAAATATCGTCGTCGCTGGTCGGCAACTGCACGCCGCATGACAGCAGATCATCCCGATCAAGCCAGCCCCAGCGTTCCAGCAGCTCGTATTGACCGGACTGGTTAAAATTCGTCTGCCGTGTGTCGCCCATCTGCTGCAAGGTCTGCTCGAAGCTCTGGCGCGTGACCAGCCCTTGCGGGAGCGATGACACATAGCTGCGGATGCGCGGCCCATCCACGACCCGGCTCTTGGCCAGCAGCAAAAGCCCTTGCTTGCTCATCAAGTGCCGCTCCCAGGCCCCGCGCGCCTGCTCCAGTTCGGTCACCGCCATGTCCGGATAGAAGCGCCACAGCGGGCAGAAATCCATGAAAGGCTTGAATTCCTCCTGCCGAGACATCACGAACTTTTTCTCCGTCGCTGAATAGATGTAGCGCACGCGCGATAGACGTCGCTCGACCAGCGGCCCCTTGAGGATGCCGGTTCCGTACAGGTTGCCCGAGTGCAGAACCTGGCGCGCAATGCGCTTGAAGCGGCCTTCGACCAGTTGATCGTCGATGGTGTTGCCCATGCGCAGCGCCGCTTCATCGACAAAGGAACGAATAGCTTCGCGCAACTTGTTTTCGGTCGTCGGCTGCTGCAGCGACTGGATGATGCACTGCCGGTCTTCCTCGGAAATCGTCGGCTCGGGCGTCGATTTCAAACGATAATTGCGCTCGGCGCTGGCCGGGAACAACAAATCGAACATCCGGGAATCTACCGCACGGATCTTCGAGCGCGTCTTGCGCTTGAATGCTTTCGAGCGATTCTTCAGCGCGCCGGCCACGCTCGGCTCATAAATCCCCAAGAACTGACGCAAATCCATCAGCCAGCGTTCCTCGACCGGCTGGCGGTCAGCCGCGAAACGCGTGAACTCGCCCTGTAGCTTGATAGACAGCGGTTGCAGTTGAGAAACTGGCGTGCCGCCCTGCTGCGCCGTCAGCGCCATGTGCTTCTTTGTCTCGGCAAAGCGCGCTGCTTCCTCGGCTTCCGGCGTTATCAGCGGGGAGATCATGTCGCCCATGCTCAATAACCCGCGCTCGATGCTGGCTTGTGGCCGCCGTAACCGCGCTGCAGATCACCGGAAACACTATCCGCGCCAAAAGTCAGCACGAACGCGTCCCAGCGATCCGGCGAGCATCCGTTGATTTTCTTGTATTCCTTCTTGCTTTGCATCAGAAGAAGTCCATTTCTGTATGAATATTTGATCGCGCCGCCCTGTGTGCGCAGTTCCGCGCACTCGACCATGGCCACCGGTGCGTTCAGCAGGTAGTCTTTGGCCTTCCTGTGTAACTGTGCCCGGACGTTGTAGTTCTCGCCGTCGTCCAACTTGGCGCCGGTATGTAGCCCCACCACCTTCTCTCGGTAACGCCCGAGTCGAAGCTGGTCATAGCAACTGGCACCCGGGCCATCCAGTTCGATCACGATCGCCACCACCGGCTGTCCAGATTTTTCCAGCAAGTCGGCCTGCGCTTCGCAGAGCCAAGCCAGTTGCGGACCATCCATCTTGGCGCGCACTACCTGTTTCAGATTCAACCGTCCGCGCCGGCAATGGATTACGCTCTCGTCGTCGCCAAAGTGCGCCGCATCAATGCCGATAATCCAGCCCCCGATCGGGACCACATCGGCCGGCCCGTTGCGCATCGCCGCCGCCAGAAGATCGCCGGACACCCAAGAGTCCGTCGTCGAGGCGTGATAGTCGATATCGATCTCTTGTGCGAGAACGACCGGATCCAGTTTGTCCTTCTGCGCTTCGTACCACTCGTCGTCTTTCCGCGGATCCTGCGTCCAGTGAAACGAGAAGATACTGGTCTTTCTGCTGTGCCGCTTGCGATAGAATGGGTTTCCTGCCCCGTTTGGCGTCGATACGTGCAGTTTACAGTTCGACGTCTGACTCAATGCCGCATCAATGGCCTCGGCGTGCTCCAGGAAGGCTGACTCATCGATGAAATAGACGGAGGTTCTGTTCCCTCGGCCGATGTTGTCTCCAGCCTCTCCTACGATCACGCTGCCATTCGCAGGGTTAAGTATCCCCATGAACGGCGCATGGACCCGCTCAACATAGCCATCTGGCCTGAATTCTGGCGGTAGCAGCGCAATGTACTGGCGCATTTTCCAGAATAGCGATTTAGGGTCACCTAGCTTGTCTACGTATTCTTCCTTGCGCGAACCAAACCCGATGACCGTGCCCGGTTGAAACGTCCACATCCAGACAGCGACGGCCACGCACAGCCAGGAAACGCCCATGTCGCGGCTTTTTTCCGCCAGGCCGTCCTCACGCCCGCGCCAGCGTTCAATCACCCAAGTAACAAATTCCTCTTGTCGGGGAAACAGAATGAACGGGATCGTCGTTGGCAATCCGATTTCGGCCAGGCGCGGATCAAACGTAAGACCCCATTGAGAAATCCAGTCGATTGGATTCTCTTTGTAGTGCTCCATGAGCCCCGCTAACATGCCGGGGGAAGAACGAATGCGCTCTAAACGTTCGGCGCGCTCTTTGAACACCCGCTCGTAATCGGGTTTCTTCCAATCAAAATCATTCACTGCGCTGCGGCTTCTTTGCGACGAACCCAAGCGGCGCGCATGTTTGCAATAGCTGATTCTGACCGCTTTGCCCCAACGTGACCGGCGATGCGCTTGGATACCCACTCCGGATCCTGCTTAATCCCACGATGACCTTCCGCAATATTTCTGCGGGCGTTATCGCTATGGCGATGACCAAGGCTATGCGTATTCCCTTTTGACGCCTCTGATATCAGCCTCAGAGTATCCGCATCGTGCTTGTGGCCCTGCGCATGTTGATTACCTAGAAGTTTTGAACGGTGTTCCGCGCTATGCCGAAACCCCAAGGCAGATCCCGCTACTCCCAGGATATTGTATCCGTCGCTTACCGCCGAAAAACCATCGATACATGCCTGCTCATACGTGATGAGATTTGCCTTTGAACAGATCAAGACCCGCTCAAAACGAAAAGCTGACTCTCCGTATTTGTTCCAGGCGTTCTGCAATTTTGTGTTTCTGTGTTTCCCTGCGCGCAGATTGCATCGATGCAAGGCAAAGCGCCGCGGGAAATTGACAGCACTTCCGACATAAACCTTGCCAGTTTCAACGTGGCGTATCTGATAAATACCGGACTTCATTTTCCGATCATCCTCATATACGCATCCTGCGCTGACATGGCAGGACCATCATAGTCCTTCGTCGCCTTCTCGTCAGCGGAAGCTCCAATGCCGTAGGCCTCGCGCTCCAGGGCAATCAGCACTTTCAAGGTTTCCGACAGCTTCTTGAGCGAGTCCACGCGCTGCGGCATGGCGATCACGCGCCGGTAGATGTCGTTCAGTTTATCGGTGCCCGTCGGTTTTCCGTCATCGTCCACGGCTTCCAGGACGTCCGCCAGTTCTTTGTAGAGGTCCTGGTGCTCCGTCTGGTCCTCAAGCTCGGCCAGCAGGTTGATGACCAGCGCGCGGAAGCGGGCGATATCCTTGCGGTGACCAACACGGATAGAGGCGACAATCGCCCCCGCGGCATTGACTACATCGCGGTCTGTTACAGCGGTAGATTTTGTAACGCCCGCTGTAACAGACTCTCTTGTAATAATCTCGTCGGCCTTGGCCGCGATCTTTTCCGCGAGGTTGCGCACCCATCCACAAGCCTTGGCCTTGCGGGCGATGGCCATGTGTGACAAGCCAGGATGTGCAGCCGCTATTTCGCGCAGCGACAGAACATTGAGCCGGTAATCAATCTCGACCCGCTCCCAATCGATCGCGGGCTTTGTAACAGTCTCCGCGCCGGGCTTCTTGGCCGTCGTTTTGTTCTTGTCGTTCATGGAGACCACGCTGGAATGCAAAAAGCCCAGCTTCGTGGGCTGGGCTTCGTTGGGTTACGTTGCTGAGCAGACTACTTGAGTGTTGCATCGTGATCGGCAGCTAGGACCGACCACGCTAGCGCAAGCCACCCCGGGTCTTTAATTGGGCCTGCGCCCGAGACTTGATGGCCCTCGGCGCCCCCGGCACGCACCGGACACTGCCGGTAGCGTTTTACTCAGTTAATACACCCATTATACCAGTGGCGGGAAAGTGGTTTCTTTTTGCGTGATTGTATTGATTCACCTTGTAACAGTAACTGTTACTGTTTATACTGGAATCTAACACCTCACCCACCACGCCGAAAGGACCGCTATGACCAAGACCCAATACAAGAAAGCCCGCCGCCTGTTGCGCGAGAACGGATGTTCCGCGCTTAACTGGATGCCGCGGCCGATCGCCATGGAAATGGATATGGTGCTCGACCAAGCCAACGCGGTGGATCCACTGGCCGAACGCGCCGATATCGTGGCCTATTGCCGGCGCAACGACATCTATTGCAATGTACGTCTGACCGCGGCGCGCTAACCATGTGCGCCAACATCGAGCAACTGATGGAAAAGTTCGACTGCGACTGGGTTGAGGACAGGGGCCGATTCACGCGCGTCACTACTGGCCCGGAAGAATCGGCCTGGTATTGCACTGAATGCGGATCCACCGACGTAGACGCCTACGAAGGCGTTTGCTACGCCTGCGACGATCCGGATTGACCGCTCACGCAAGCGCCTGGCGACGGGCGTTTGGGTCAGTAGACCAACCACCACCGGAGAAACAAAATGAAAAATGCTTAACTACGATCCATCCGACCCGGACAAGATGAAGTTGCCAGCCGGAATTACCTGCGGTGACTGCCGACATATCTACCGCTGCAAGATGATATTCGGCCACGTTGAATCCGATACCAGTTGCGACTGGTCGCCCTCGCGCTTCTCGCCGGCAGCGCCAGCAGCGGAAGCCAAGACGGACTGATCCATCACCCAAGCCCGTCGCAGCGGGCTTCAATGATTGTTCAACCCTACAGAAAGGAAGCGCAAATGCACACCAAAGAGCCCTGGTCCATCAACCACTGGGCGCAACCCGACAGCAGCATCGGCATCGGCGCAGCCGGCACACCGCTGATTGCCCGCATCATCCTCCGGGATGTGTCGATTAACGAGCAAAAGGCCAACGCCGACCGTATCGTCGCCTGCGTAAACGCCCTCAAGGAAGTCCCGGCAGAATGGCTTGTAGCCAACAAGTCAATCGTCGTTCTCGGCGCACCGATAGCCGACAGGTTCCGCGAGATTGAGAAGCAGCGCGACGAATTGCTTGCGGCACTTGAGGGTGTGGTTGCGACGATGAAGCCTACCTACATGAGTGACTTTGATCGCGTGCGCTATAACGCGGCACGCGGCGCCATCGCCAAAGCAAAGGAAGCACAATGAAACACACTCCAGAGCCGTGGAAGGTCGCTGAATTTGGGCCGTGCCGTCTTGATACCGCTCATTTTATTCGGCCAGTTATTGGCGGGAAAACAGAGATCGGGGCTACGGTAATTGCTACCTCAAAAGTGGACGCCCGGCGTATCGTGGCCTGCGTCAATGCCTGCCAGCACATCAGCACAGAAAGCCTTGAGTCTGGGCTCCAGCAGAATCTGGTTATGGAAGCGCACATTGTAAAAGAGCAGCGCGATGATCTGCTCAGAAAGCTTGAGTCGCTCTGCCCGACCTACGAAACGGTTCCTATCAAGGATTTCGGGCAGAATAAGTCCATGTGGCAACTTGTCTCACCGGAAGCAAACCCCTACCTGCGCGGCCTCGATCTGGTCAAAAAGAACCACGGCACCAGCGGGCAAGGAGCCCTGGCAAAGTGCATCCTATCGCTTTACAACAGCGAGTTCTATTGGTTCCCGATCGGAGACATACTTGCGCCGCTGGACACGCACTACACCGAAATAGTGCTGGCGATGGTCAACGAATACGCGCTCCACGGCGAGACCGCTGAACTGCGTCAGGCCGGCGAATACTGCTACAAGAACTTTCCTGGCCTTGTCGAAATGGCTGAAGCCATGAGTAACGCTCGGTGCGAGGTTCGCCGTCGATGGGAACAGGAGCGCGAAGAAGAGAACAGGCGCCTGCATCCGGAAGAATATCAATAAAGGAGAGCCAGCATGCGCAAACTCATAAAAACGGACGGCACCGAGATACTGCTCGAAGGGCTTCACTCTACGGCCGAGATCGCAAAACTGATCGGGGCCGATCAGGGAATGGATACCGTGCGCCTCGACGCCGGAATGGTGATGTTCCTTGATGATATTGGACACGCCAAGGGCTTAGCGATCAATCCAAAGGCCACGGCGCTTTACCTTGCTCGCTGCCGGCCAGGAACCACTCATACGATCCGCGGCGATGTTGCGATTGTTCCCGATCGTGACTTCGGGCCTTCTGGACGGTCAAAAGGAGGTCTTTGGTAATGCTCACCTTCCACGACGGCGACGAAGCGGCCTATCTTGCGGCGATCGATCGCTACAGCCGCGCGCAACAGGCACGCTTGACGCAACACCCCGACTGCCGGGACCCCGATCACCCGGGTTGTGCAAAATGTAATGAGGAAAAAGACGATGAAATCGAAAACACAGAAAGCGCTTGACCTCTTGCTGTCGGACAAGACGCTTACCCCGAATGCGGCCGCCAAGGCGACGGGCATCTCGTCGGCCGCCGTCTACAAGGCGGTCAAGGCCCGCCAGGGAAAGACTATTTGCCCTTGCTGCGGGCAAGTTGTGCGGGAAGGGTTTGCGGTGAAGGTGAAATAGAAAATCCAACACTCTGACTTGCACTCAACGCCCGGACCGCAAATTTCGGGCGTTTTTCATTGAGCAGCAAACCTGAACTTGCGCACCCACTCAAACTTCACGTCGCTTGGGTGCATCCATTGATACTCAAGTTTTCTCGGTCGTTCTCCGAGCGGTGAGCGCAGCAACACCCACCCATCACGCGGGTCAAACTGCACCCGGCCAATGCGCATAACCTCGCGGAACGAGATTTTTCGTGGGCTCTCGATGATCTTGGCAATCAGCATTTGCGCTTCTTCTTCGTTGCAGCCACGGTCGCTTTCCTTTATTGTTGTTCGGGGAGGATAAGGCCACGCATTACCAGTTTGCTGACCACGTAACAAGCATCACGTTTGGTTTGCAACCCATGTTCGTAACTTGCGCCGCCACGGAAAAAACTTCCAGGCAAAGCGAACACCTTTGCACCACGACAAATCGCTTGCTGAGCACGGTTTGTATCGATTGCCTTCCAGTCGGTGTAGTGCTTTTCATCCATCTGCTTCATCAGCATCTTCCAGGCGCCGCACCCGTCGCACTTTATAAACAAGCGATCGTCAGCCATGACTATCCTAGGTTCTTTCAGTGAACTCGTAACTCAAGACCAAAACCTTATTGGGTCCAGCATCCCTTTGAACCAGGCCTTCTTTAATAAAGAACCTCATTTCGTACATAGTTTCGATATGCAGATGGTCCTCGCTAAACGAAGCGATCGTTTCATTCTCTGCATCGCTTTCCGGGGATATGGTCAGACAAAAGCCGAATTTCTTAGCTATAAACAACGTTTTCATGTAGTCCCTTGTTTATCAAATTTATCCGCCAACGCCATCAACTCCCGGTAGTCCTTGCTGTGCCCCAGCATCTCCGGGCCTGACCCGAACAGCCCGTAATCCGCATTTGGCTTGATCCCGTATTGCGCGATCGAGAACTTTCCGCGCGTCATTGCCCACTCGTCGACAGATCGCCAGGGTTCACGCTTTGGTGCCGGGGTCTCGGGAGCGGCCGCTGCCATACGTGCAACCATGTCGAACATGTCGGCCATGACGTCACTCGTCGACCTTGCTCACGGCCATGCGGATGCGGTGGATTATCTCCATAAGCCGCCTTACTTCATGGTCTTCTGATATCTTCGAGCGCGCTCTCTGCAACTGCTGTACGATTGCCCAGGTATTGGCATCTGGGCATAATCCTAACGCCGTAGACAGCATCGCCCGGCCGGCATCTATCTGCGCCTGATCAGACTTCTGGCGCTCCCGTTCCACGAGGTATCTCTTTCGCTCAGCCTCAAGCACTGCGTCGTGGCGAGCCTTATCCGCCTGCAGCTCGTATTGCAGGAGTTCCTCGGACCGCGCTAAATTCCATACCAACTCACCGACACGATCCCCAAACTTTTTCATCAGCGCTTGTCGTGCGCGAAAGTGGTTGAATTCTCTTTCCTTTGCCCCTCCGCGCTTCCTATCTATCCCGTCGATTAGCAACTTCAACCAGGCTTGATGCGGAAGACTGGCCAGATGCTTCAGCGTCGGAGCTTTCATCGTTCGCCAGCCGTCCTCGTTCCGCGCCATCAATCCACAACCTGTTGGAACATCAGCCTTAGAAATCAATCCAGACGGTACAGCAAATATCACGCCGCTAGCGAACTCCAAATAGCTCTGCCATTTCCCGGTCGTGACGTCGCGGCGGAAATCAGAGACGCTAATCTTGATCTCGTAGGCCAGCGGGCGAAACTTCGTGTAGCTCTTGGGAATGGTATAGACGTCCGGACGCGGCGATCCCGAGGGGCCAATCTGCATATCCTCCCAAATGATGCGATCACGGGTCGAAGCCAAGTGTTCAGCCAGGTCCGACTGCAGACCATCATGCGTCCATTGGTTAGTCTTGTTCATTTGGTACGCTCGGCTAGCATGGCGTCGGCGTAGACGAACTTCCACCGAATAAAACGCTCCATCGCGGTTTCCTTGATATCCCTTGGGCCTACCATTCCATTGCCAATATCAACAACGCGAAGGGTTGATTGCGACGGAAAGAAATCAGGAACATCAGGCGCATGGGCCGCGAAGTAGTCTCGTGCCGTCAGGCCACCAAGATCATACTGAAGAGGGCTTACCATCCGCCCACAAGCGTCGCGCGATAAAGGGGTCGGGAACGCCGGACCCCCTTTTTTCTCCAGGACCTCTGTTCTGCTCATTCCATCGACTCATCAAGGACAATTTTTGCTTCCTGCAGCAGCATCAGGTGAGCTTCGGCATAGCTGACATTGGCCGATCGCATGCGTAGGTGGTTGTTTTCATCAAGGAACAGGATGACTATCTTGGTCGAGTCATCCACCGAAGCCATGGCGTCGCCAAGGGCGGCCGGCGCACTCCATTGCTGTCCGGGTAGGCAATCTATCGTTGCTAGCTTAGAGACCATTGCAGTCCTTTCTTTTTTGGTTGTTACGCCGGACCAGCGCCGCCGCCTTGGCCGCCTTGCGCTCACGTTTCTCCTGTGCGGAGACCAGCATTGCCTGGTCATCGCGCATTGCAATCGCGCGGTTAACGACGCGCTCAGTTTCGATCACCGCACGCGGCCCGGCGACAACGTTACCGAGCGTGGAAAGCGTGATGTTCCGGGGTTGTTTGCGGGGGATGTGTCTTGGTTTCATGGTCATCCGGTCTACAGGTCAAGTGATTTCTGGGCTGTTTCTTCCATCTTTTGATTGACGGCATGCTTGATACGAGCCTCGGCAATGTCGATATAGCCAAGTGGATTTCCTTCTCCGTCGTCATCCTTGTCGACCCCGATAAACCTGAATCCTTCGAGGATGGCCGCTTTTCCTGTTGATCCGCTACCCATGAATGGATCAAGAACGACGCCTCCAGGTGGCGTAATCAGACGCACGAGATGCCGCATCAACGCAGTTGGCTTAACGGTCGGGTGGTTATTCCCTTTTGTTTCTGTGTTTTCTACCTGTCTCAGCGTTGCGCCATGCTTAAACTGCGGGCCTGGTCCATCAAGACCTTCGTTACGGTCGGAACGCGACGCCTTTGCGCAGTAGAAGAAGCGGGCTGCGCTTCCGGTATCTCGGAAGTCATGAGACACTCTCTCTGGATTCCAGTTATACGAGGTTGGATCGCATTTTCTTCCGTGTTTTGGGTTGTTTGGATTTCCACTTGCGCGCGCACTGTTGGCTTCTGGAAACAACGCGACAACCTCATCGCTTCCGTCGTGAATTAAGTTTGCCGGCCAGCGCCCGAGCTTGGTCGCTTTTTCTACATTTGCTGTGACCTTTGCGCTATGAGTCGCAACGTGCTCAGCATCATCCATCCACGGCCTCGCCCATCCCTCCGGCTTGCTTACTTTGCCACTTTCATCGCCTCCACCAAGCCTTTCTCCTGTTGGCTCGACGCGGCACCCATCAATATTCACAGCGCCTACCCCATGCTCCAAGACGTTGGCTGCGACAGTGTTCTCGGAGATC